TTAATTCTTTTGCTCTGTTAGGGGTTTGTCTGTACCATAGGCTATCTAACATTTCTTCGGAAGCCTCTGGATATTGTTCTGTTTCTAAATAATAAATTGTTTGTTTAAACTTTGAAAAACCATTAATGCCAAGTTGGTAGCACATATTTATAACTACTTCCTTAACTTCTTGTGGTGCATCTTTATACCAATCAAACTTTTGATATATCTTTAACTTTAATTCGGATAATTTTCTTTCTAAAATTTTGTCACACGACTCTTTGTCTAAATAGAGATCTTTAATCGCAAATCCATAACCTATGGTATCATAGCCTTCTGTGCATTTATAAGCAACTGGACTATAGCCTTCGTGTTTTTTTATTTGACTTTTTAAACTCATGTTCTCCTTAGTTAATAGGGGTAGCTCCGACAACTACCCCTATTATCCTAACACTCAAGATTACTATCTTACTCGTAATCCACCAGAGCTACGATTCTTCTGTCACCTGCAGCATCAGTATTTATAGCACATCCACCATAAACAGACTCAACTGTTACTAATGTTGACAAATAAGCATGACGATAACTTGCAGTTATTTTAGCTTCTTTAGAAAAAGCATAATATAATGCAGAGTCATGTATAGCATAACCATATACTATATCATTATCATCAGTACCAGATGATTCCAGATCAGCTACTGCTTTAATACCTTTAGTAGCATCAGCAGAAACATCACCACCATCAGTACCCATATATGGAGATTGAGCAACCCAAACTGGCATACCAAGTAAGTTTCCAGCATTACCAGTTGACTCAAATCCAGCACCTAATGGAGATGCAGTACCTTTAACAAAGTCAGCTAAAGATGCTAAACTTGCATACATAGCAGGAGATAAAACTAAATTCCAACCTTGTGTTGTTCCAGTTTCTCCTAAAATGATTGCCATCAAAGATGATAAGTTTGCAGCACTTAATGCTGATCCAGTTGTTTGTATATGGATTGAAGTATCAGCATCTGCACCCACAGCACCAGTATCACTTGTAAGTAAGCCTCTTAAATTATCTGCAACTAAATAATGCATATAATTGTCAAAGCCTCTAGCAGCAGCATAGCCTAACTGTTTTGTGTAAATACTTAATAAATCATAGTTTGCTTGTACATCTACGATATCTGGCACATAAACTGAAGCTACATTATACTCAGATATTGTTACTGTAGACTCTTGTGAAGTCATTGAACCACCTGATGTTACATCTGGAGCTATTTCGCTGCCTTGTGTAAAAGCAGATAACTCAGGTACACCAATATGTGGTAAGTGAATTTTGTCACCAAAACTAGCGACATTAGGTGATAAATCTGTTCCAAGATTTTTCATCATTATTTTTTGTTCGAAAACATCGAACACAGCCTGTCCCCATACTTCTGGGATAAACTGATCTGCGACATTAGGGGTAACTGCACCAGTACCACCTGAATGTACATTAACATCTAATGGATCTGTAAATGCCATTTGATCTCTCCTTCGAAATTAACCCTCTTTCAACTGCCTTGCTAGACCTTCATTTTGAGGGGTTTATTTTTTATATTGCTTCATGTAAGTTTGCCATTTCTCCAGCTTTTCTTTTTTTGTCATATTTGCGAAATCTGTCAATTTTAGATCTGGATCAGATTTTCTAGCAACTCCTATAGCTTCAGGAGCATTTGGCTTCTTTTCATTAATCTTATTAGTTACATATTCAAGAGTTTCTAAGTTTAAACTAGATAAACTTTCTCTATCTTCTTCAGGATGCATTTCAAGCAAGGAATTTCTCTTTCCTTCTTCATATTTAGACCATTTGTTTGCATTAGCTTCTAATGATTCTAATTTAGAAATTGACTGTTCATAAAGAGTTTTATATTCTTCTTTTTTTTCCAGTTTTTCTTTTTCGGCATTTGCCATCTTTTTTTCAAGACTTGCAGCTCGTGCCTCTGCTTCCTGAGCTCTTTTTCGATACTTTTTGCTTTCTGCAATATGTGAATCAATCGAGCTATTTTGATCACTTTCTTTAGCATGACTTTCGCTTACTGCTTCTGTCATCGCTGTTGTGTTTTCTTCGGACATACTGCCCTCCAATTTATTAAAAATTATTAATTTTCGTTGCTTTATATTAACAATTATTTAATAAAAAACAAATAAAATATTGTTTTTTTAAAAAAAATGTGACAAATTACAATGGCTAATTTTACTTATATCTTAATTATAAGTATTAATAAATGAATATACACAGCAATCAACAAATAGATAGCAAATTTAAGGACAAGTGGTTTGACTTTATGGAGTATAAGCCCCATGAAGGTCAACATAAACTACATTATCCAGAAAAAAATAAAGCCAGGTTTATTGTTGCAGTATGTGGTAGAAGATGGGGAAAATCTTTAAGTGCATCGATGGAAGCATCTATTGTATTAGCCAAACCAAAAACTAGAGTGTGGGTGGTTGCTCCGACATATGACTTGTCTGAAAAAATATTTAGAGAGATTTGGCATAAAATGGTTGTAGAGAAAGGTATGGCTACTTCCAGAGCTTCGTTTAAAGAACAATATATAGAATTTGAGTGGGGATCAGTTTTAGAAGGCAAGTCTGCAGATAGACCAGATTCATTAGTTGGTGAATCTCTTGATTTATTAATTATGGATGAATGTGCTAAGGTTAATAGAAAAATATGGGAAATGTATTTAAGACCAACTCTGTCTGATAAAAAAGGCAAAGCTATTTTTATTTCAACACCAGAAGGTTTTAATCATTTATATGATTGGTATTTAAAAGGACAAAATGATAAAAATTGGTATTCTTTTAGATCTCCTAGTTGGGAAAATAATAAAGTATTTCCAGATGGAGAGTTTGATGAAGATATAGAGGAAGCAAAAAGAAATGTCACTAAAGAGATTTTTGAACAAGAATATAAAGGATTGTTTACTGCTTTATCAGGTAGAGTTTATAATTTTGATCGGAATATTGACATGGGTGATCATCCTTACAACTCTTTTTTGCCTACTTATTGCTCAATTGACTGGGGCTATAGAATGCCATCAGTAGGATGGTTTCAAACTTATATGCAAAATGGTGAATGGCATATTAACATGATTGATGAAATAAGCCATCAAACAAATATTAAAACTGATCAACTTGCTGATATGATTTTATCAAAAAAATACAATGTTGTTGCATATTATGGTGATCCTGCAGGAAAACAAGTTCAAGGACAATCTGGACTAGGAGATGTGGAAATATTTAGAAGAAAAGGTATCATAGTAAGATCAATAAGAGATAAAGTTAGTAGAAGCATAGCATCTGGTATATCTCATGTTAGAAGTTTTGTAGAAAATGCACAAGGAAATAGATATTTGCATTTAGATAAGAAATGTTTAGGAACTGCAGAAGATTTTGAAATGTATAGGTATCCAGAAGAAAAAGAAGGGAAGGCTTTAAAACCAGAGCCTCAAAAAGATGGTTATTCTGATCATGGTATGGATATGGTCAGATATTTTTTTATCAACAGATTTCCAATTAGACAAAAAGAATTTAAAGTGAGGCAAAGATGATTTATAATACCGATATGAGTGTTGAAGAAATAATTAAAAATTCTGTACAAGAAGCTAAGTTAGGTGAACAAAAGAAAAGAAGAAGTCGCATTTATAAATTGCTTGACTTTTATTCAGGTAATAATATTGATAAATATGTTGGAGAATTTTTTGAAGCACAAGCATTTAGAGAAATCCCTCCATATAATACAAACATAACAAAAAGATTTATAAATAAACTTAGTAAAATATATACTTTAGGTGCAAAAAGAAAAGTTAATCCAGTTTATGACTCTCTTACTATAAAAAAAGATGCAAGAATGACTCATTTAGAAAGAATGACTAGATTATTAGGAACAGTTGCAACACAAATAGTTTTTAAAGAAAATTATGGAAAACCTTGTTTTGAATACAGACCTGTATATTACTTTGATGTATTTTTAGCTGATCCATTTACACCTAAAGCAATAATGTATCCACTATTAATGAATACTGATGATGTTAATCTTGTAAATGAATGCGAGTATGCATATTGGGATGAAGAAAGATATATACATTATGACGAAGATGGAAACATTTTACAAGAATACGAACATGGCTATGGAATCCTACC